AGTGAAATACCTCCCTTTTGTGGTTTTGTCTGTTTGTCGACTTTTTGTGTTGGTGGTGAGTGTTGTGCAGCCTGAGCTTCCTGATAGTCGTGAGTGGTGTGGGGAGACGCGTCGTTGGTGGCGTGTGTGGGGTGAGGATAGTCGCGCGCAGTACGTGTCTGATGAGGAGTGGCTGTTTCTCATGGATGCTGCGGTGATTCATGATTGTGTGTGGCGTGAGGGTCGCGCGGATTTGGTGGCTTCGCTTCGTGCTCATGTGAAGGCTTTTATGGGTATGTTGGATCGGTATTCGGTTGATGTGGCGTCTGGTGGCCGTGGTGGGGGTTCTGCGGTGGCGATGATTGACCGGTATAGGAAGCGCAAGGGGGCCTGATTAGGTGTCTGGTGTTGTTGGGTCTCAGGTTCCTCGTCACCGGGTGGCTGCGGCGTATTCGGTGACTGCCGGCGGTGATGCGGGTGAGCTTGGTAGGGCGTATGGGTTGACGCCTGATCCGTGGCAGCAGCAGGTGTTGGATGATTGGCTGGCTGTCGGTAGCAATGGCAGGCTTGCTTCGGGTGTGTGTGGGGTGTTTGTGCCTCGCCAGAATGGCAAGAATGCGATCCTTGAGGTTGTGGAGTTGTTTAAGGCGACTATTCAGGGTCGCCGTATTTTGCATACGGCTCACGAGTTGAAGTCGGCTCGTAAGGCGTTTATGCGGTTGAGGTCGTTTTTTGAGAATGAGCGGCAGTTTCCTGACTTGTATCGTATGGTGAAGTCGATTCGTGCGACGAATGGCCAGGAGGCTATTGTGTTGCATCACCCGGATTGTCCGACTTTTGAGAAGAAGTGTGGCTGCAGCGGTTGGGGTTCGGTGGAGTTTGTGGCCCGTTCTCGTGGTTCGGCTCGCGGTTTTACGGTTGATGATTTGGTGTGTGATGAGGCTCAGGAGTTGTCGGATGAGCAGTTGGAGGCTTTGCTTCCTACGGTGAGCGCGGCTCCGTCTGGTGATCCGCAGCAGATTTTCTTGGGTACGCCGCCTGGGCCGTTGGCTGACGGGTCTGTGGTGTTGCGTCTTCGTGGGCAGGCTTTGTCGGGTGGTAAAAGGTTTGCGTGGACGGAGTTTTCGATTCCTGACGAGTCTGATCCGGATGATGTGTCGCGGCAGTGGCGGAAGTTGGCTGGTGACACTAATCCGGCGTTGGGTCGTCGCCTGAATTTTGGGACCGTGAGCGATGAGCATGAGTCGATGTCTGCTGCCGGGTTTGCTCGGGAGCGTCTTGGATGGTGGGATCGTGGCCAGTCTGCTGCGTCTGTGATACCGGCGGATAAGTGGGCTCAGTCTGCGGTGGATGAGGCGAGTCTGGTTGGCGGGAAAGTGTTTGGTGTCTCGTTTTCTCGTTCTGGGGATCGGGTTGCTTTGGCTGGTGCCGGTCGGATTGATGCTGGGGTTCATGTTGAGGTTATTGATGGGCTGTCGGGAACGATTGTTGATGGTGTAGGCCAGCTGGCTGACTGGTTGGCGGTTCGTTGGGGTGACACGGAAAAGATCATGGTTGCCGGGTCTGGTGCGGTGTTGTTGCAGAAGGCGTTGACGGATCGTGGTGTTCCGGGCCGTGGCGTGGTGGTTGCTGATACTGGCGTGTATGTGGAGGCTTGTCAAGCCTTCCTGGAAGGCGTAAGGTCTGGGAATGTTTCTCATCCTCGTGCTGATTCTCGTCGTGACATGTTGGATATTGCTGTGAGGTCGGCGGTTCAGAAGAAGAAAGGCTCTGCGTGGGGTTGGGGTTCCTCGTTTAAGGATGGTTCTGAGGTTCCTTTGGAGGCTGTGTCTTTGGCGTTTTTGGGGGCTAAGCGTGTTCGTCGTGGCCGTCGGGAGCGTAGTGGTAGGAAGCGGGTGTCTGTGGTATGAACTCGGATGAGTTGGCTCTGATTGAGGGCATGTTTGATCGTATTCAAAGGTTGTCTTCGTGGCATTGTCGCATTGAGGGCTACTATGAGGGTTCTGCCCGGGTGCGTGATTTGGGGGTGGCTATTCCGCCGGAGTTGCAGCGGGTGCAGACGGTGGTGTCGTGGCCTGGGATTGCGGTGGATGCTTTGGAGGAGCGTCTGGATTGGCTTGGCTGGACTAATGGTGACGGCTACGGTCTGGATGGTGTGTATGCTGCGAATCGGCTTGCTACGGCGTCGTGTGATGTGCATTTGGATGCGCTGATTTTTGGGTTGTCGTTTGTGGCTGTTATCCCCCAAGATGATGGGTCGGTGTTGGTTCGTCCACAGTCACCGAAGAATTGCACAGGCAAGTTTTCTGCCGATGGGTCTCGTTTGGATGCTGGTCTTGTGGTTCAGCAGACGTGTGATCCTGAGGTGGTTGAGGCGGAGTTGTTGCTTCCTGATGTGATTGTTCAGGTGGAGCGGCGAGGGAGCCGTGAGTGGGCTGAGACGGGTCGTATACCGAATGTGTTGGGTGCGGTTCCGTTGGTGCCTGTTGTGAATCGGCGCAGGACGTCTCGGATTGATGGCCGTTCGGAGATTACTCGGTCGATTAGGGCTTACACGGATGAAGCGGTTAGGACTTTGCTTGGGCAGTCTGTGAATCGTGACTTCTATGCGTATCCGCAAAGGTGGGTTACGGGTGTGTCGGCTGACGAGTTTTCGCAGCCTGGCTGGGTCCTGTCGATGGCTTCTGTGTGGGCTGTTGATAAGGATGATGACGGTGACACCCCGAATGTGGGGTCGTTTCCTGTGAATTCGCCTACACCGTATTCGGATCAGATGCGACTGTTGGCGCAGTTGACGGCGGGTGAGGCTGCGGTTCCGGAGCGCTATTTCGGGTTTATCACGTCTAACCCACCGTCGGGTGAGGCTTTGGCTGCGGAGGAGTCTCGGCTTGTGAAGCGTGCCGAGCGCCGTCAGACGTCGTTTGGTCAGGGCTGGCTGTCGGTGGGTTTTCTGGCTGCCAGGGCGTTGGATTCGAGTGTTGATGAGGCCGCGTTTTTCGGTGATGTGGGTTTGAGGTGGCGTGATGCTTCAACCCCGACTCGGGCGGCTACGGCTGATGCTGTGACGAAGCTTGTGGGTGCCGGTATTCTTCCGGCGGATTCTCGGACGGTGTTGGAGATGTTGGGTTTGGATGATGTGCAGGTTGAGGCTGTGATGCGTCATCGTGCCGAGTCTTCGGATCCGTTGGCGGCACTGGCTGGGGCTATATCGCGGCAAACGAACGAGGTATGATAGGCGATGGCTTCGGGTGTTGCGTCGCGGATGGCTGCTGCCGGGTATCAGCGTGAGGCGGTCAGGTTTGCTGGGAAGTATGCGGGCTACTATGCTGAGCTTGGTCGTTTGTGGCATTCCGGGAAGATGACAGATGCGCAGTATGTGCGTTTGTGTGTGGAGTTGGAGCGTGCCGGCCATGACGGTTCCGCAGCTATGGCGGGCAAGTTCGTGTCGGATTTTCGGAAGCTTAACGGTGTCGATCCTGGTTTGATCGTGTATGACGAGTTTGATGCTGCCGCCGCGTTGGCTAGGTCGTTTTCGACTATGAAGATGATGAATAGTGACCCGGATAGGGCGAATGACACGATTGATGCGATGGCTGCGGGTGTTAATCGGGCTGTCATGAATGCTGGCCGTGACACGGTTGAGTGGTCTGCGGGTGCGCAGGGTAGGTCGTGGCGTCGGGTTACTGATGGTGATCCGTGTGCTTTTTGTGCCATGTTGGCTACGAGGTCGGATTATACGACTCGGGAAAGGGCGCTTACTACTGGTCATACGCGGCGCCATAGGCGTGGTGGTAAGCGTCCGTTTGGTTCGAAGTATCATGATCATTGTGGTTGTACGGTGGTTGAGGTTGTTGGTCCTTGGGAACCAAATAGGGCTGATGCCGGGTATCAGCGGGTTTATGAGAAGGCCCGTGAGTGGGTTGATGATCATGGGTTGCAGCAGTCGCCTGGCAATATTTTGAAGGCTATGCGTACCGTGGGCGACATGAGATGATGGTTTCCGGTTGTGCGCCGCCGGTTATTGGTGCACAGGGTTGTCTCCCGCACGGGGGTCAACAATGTTGTGTTGTTTTCCGCAAGGAGTGTAAGGTTAGGCTATGGCCGATCAGAGTGTTGAAGAACAGAATGTTGACAATGATGCTGTTGAGCCCGGAAAGGGTGGAGACATTGTTGATGTTGTGAAGGATGGGCAGGCTTCCGGCGATGATCATGCCGGTGATGTTTCCGTGAAGGGTGAGGCTTCTGGGCCTTCTGGCACGGATTGGAAGGCTGAGGCCCGTAAGTGGGAGTCTCGTGCTAAAAGTAATTTCGCCGAGTTGGAGAAGCTTCGCGCCTCGGATGGTGATGCGGGGTCTGTGATTGATGAGCTTCGCCGCAAGAATGAGGAACTCGAAGACAGGATCAACGGGTTTGTTCTTGAGGGTGTGAAGCGCGAGGTGGCTTCAGAGTATGGTTTGTCTAGTGATGCGATCGCTTTCTTGTCGGGTGGCGATAAGGAGTCGCTTGCCGAGTCTGCGAAAGCTTTGAAGGGTTTGATCGACCATAGTAGTGGTGGCGCGGGTGTGCGCCGTCTTGCGGGGAGTGCCCCCGTTGATGATGTTAAACGACGTGAGGGTGTCGCGTTTGTGGATGCTCTTGTCAATAATTCTAGGAGATGATTTCTGATGGCTGACGATTTTCTTTCTGCAGGGAAGCTTGAGCTTCCTGGTTCTATGATTGGTGCGGTTCGTGACCGTGCTATCGATTCTGGTGTTTTGGCGAAGCTTTCGCCGGAGCAGCCGACTATTTTCGGTCCTGTTAAGGGTGCCGTGTTTAGTGGTGTTCCTCGCGCTAAGATTGTTGGTGAGGGCGAGGTTAAGCCTTCCGCGTCTGTTGATGTTTCGGCGTTTACTGCGCAGCCTATCAAGGTTGTGACTCAGCAGCGTGTCTCGGACGAGTTTATGTGGGCTGACGCCGATTACCGTCTGGGTGTGCTTCAGGATCTGATTTCGCCTGCTCTGGGTGCCTCGATTGGTCGCGCCGTGGATCTGATTGCTTTCCACGGTATTGATCCGGCTACGGGTAAGCCTGCTGCGGCTGTGAAGACTTCGCTGGATAAGACGAAGCATATTGTTGATGCAACCGATAGCGCTACGACCGATCTTGTTAAGGCTGTCGGTCTTATCGCTGGGGCCGGTTTGCAGGTTCCTAACGGGGTTGCTTTGGATCCGGCGTTCTCGTTTGCGCTGTCTACTGAGGTGTATCCGAAGGGGTCTCCGCTTGCCGGTCAGCCGATGTATCCTGCCGCTGGGTTTGCCGGTTTGGATAATTGGCGTGGCCTGAATGTTGGTGCTTCTTCGACTGTTTCTGGCGCCCCGGAGATGTCGCCTGCCTCTGGTGTTAAGGCTATTGTTGGCGATTTCTCTCGTGTTCATTGGGGGTTCCAGCGTAACTTCCCGATCGAGCTGATCGAGTATGGTGACCCGGATCAGACTGGCCGCGATTTGAAGGGCCATAATGAGGTTATGGTTCGTGCCGAGGCTGTGCTGTATGTGGCTATAGAGTCGCTTGATTCGTTTGCTGTTGTGAAGGAGAAGGCTGCTCCGACTCCTCCTCCGGCTGGTAACTGATCTATTTGTTGCGATAATGTTCATGCTATGTGCAGGGGGTGGTGTTGATGGGTATCATTTTGAAGCCTGAGGATATTGAGCCTTTCGCCGATATTCCTAGAGAGAAGCTTGAGGCGATGATCGCCGATGTGGAGGCTGTGGCTATCAGTGTCGCCCCCTGTATCGCTAAACCGGATTTCAAATATAAGGATGCCGCTAAGGCTATTCTGCGCAGGGCTTTGCTGCGCTGGAATGATACTGGCGTGTCGGGTCAGGTGCAGTATGAGTCTGCGGGTCCTTTCGCTCAGACTACACGGTCTAGTACTCCCACGAATTTGTTGTGGCCTTCTGAGATTGCCGCGTTGAAGAAGCTGTGTGAGGGTGATGGTGGGGCTGGTAAAGCGTTCACTATTACACCAACCATGAGGAGTAGTGTGAATCATTCTGAGGTGTGTTCCACGGTGTGGGGTGAGGGTTGCTCGTGCGGGTCGAATATTAACGGCTACGCTGGCCCTTTGTGGGAGATATAATATGACCAGTTTTCCTTACGGTGAAACGGTTGTGATGCTTCAACCGACTGTTCGTGTCGATGATCTTGGCGACAAGGTGGAAGACTGGTCTAAGCCTGTCGAGACTGTGTTTCATAACGTGGCCATCTATGCTTCCGTTTCGCAGGAGGATGAGGCCGCGGGGCGTGACTCTGACTATGAGCATTGGTCGATGCTTTTCAAGCAGCCTGTTGTGGGTGCCGGTTATCGTTGCCGGTGGCGTATTCGGGGTGTTGTGTGGGAGGCTGA